GCCGCATATACTACAAGTAGTACCTCCGGCCAGAGAGGCTTTTGCGTATGTGCGTAGCTCAGAAAAAGTGGCAAAATTTATGGAGTGGTTACAAAAGCAGATAGAATCTGAGTTAGTAACGGTAATAAATTTGTCACAGGTAGGAACTTCGGTAGAAGCGGCCTGGATGAATAAATATATCTATGATTCTTATAAAAGGGGAGTTATACGGGCTAGGTACGAGATGATAAACAAGGGAATGCAGATACCTTCTATTGATGATTCCGGGGGAATTGAGATAGTTATGGGGACCCCTTTCCATTTAGATCGGGTGGGACTTATTTTTACTAGAGTCTTTACTGATTTAAAAGGTATTACGGAAGCAATGGATTCACAAATAAGTCGTATATTAGCGCAGGGATTGATAGATGGGGATGCCCCTCGCTTACTAGCGAGAAAATTGGTAGCTACTATTGATGGTACAAATATGGGTTCTTTAGGAATAACAGATACATTGGGGAGATTTATTCCAGCCAAGCGGAGAGCTGAAATTTTGGCTCGTACAGAAATTATTCGGGCTCATCATTTAGCCACTATACAAGAATATCGAAATTGGGGAGTTTTGGGGATTACAGTGAAAGGGGAATGGAAAACTGCAGGAGATGATAGAGTTTGTGAAAGATGTTCGAGTCTGGAAGGAAAGATTTTTACATTAGATGAAATTGAACCAATGATACCATTACATCCGCAATGTAGATGTATTGCTCTTCCATATATTGAAGAACTTGAAAAATATAACGTAAAATAGGAGGGTAAAGAAATGCCGTGGACTGTCGAAGATGTGGACAAACACAAGAAAGGTTTGTCCGACAAGAAAAAGAAGCAATGGGTTCGCATTGCTAATGCTGTTCTTGCTAAATGCATGAAGGATGGTGGGACTGATGAGGAATGTGCTCCAAAGGCTATTAAACAGGCCAATGGCGTGGTAAATACAAATAGCGGGGAGTATGTAGTTTATAAGAATAAACCTGATTCTGATTATGAGGTGACTCTTACTGTCCATCAGGAAAAACCTTACTATATTGTTCCTGTGGTGATGATGGTAGAGGGAGTGCATAGTGGGAGTCATGGTCCTCTACTTCATAAGATAGAAGAGCTTGGTAAGATTCCTGCAGCGTGGAATGGTATTCCGGTAGTAATAGATCATCCAGAAGATAAGGATGGTACACCTATTTCTGCTAATGCCCCTGATGTGATTGATAATCGTTCAGTAGGTAAAGTTTACAATACTACTGTAGATGGTTTAAAGTTAAAGGCTGAAGCATGGCTGGATGAGGATAAATTGAATGAAATAGCCCCGGAGATTCTACAGGATATCCTTAATAACAAACTGATTGAAGTCAGTGTTGGGGTATTTAGTGAAGAGCAAGATGAAGAAGGGACTTGGAATGGGGAAGAGTATAAAGCAGTTGCTTATAATTATCGCCCGGATCATCTTGCTATTCTTACTGAATTTGTAGGAGCTTGCTCTTGCAAAGATGGTTGTGGGATACGAACAAACAAAGATAGTATGGAAGCCGAATTGACACTTTCCGGTAAGGATTTGGCTCTTGCCTTAAACAGAAAAGGGCTATCATTTGTAGAAATCTGTAGTAATGCAGACGCAAGTTTTCGTGAAAGAATGGATGCCGCTTATACGGTTTTACGGAGTTTTGAGACGAGAGATACGTACTGTTACTTGGAAGAAATGTATGATTCATACTTGGTATATGTAAAGAGTTCCAGTGATGGAGCCAAAATGTATAAACAGGATTACTCCTATGAGAGTGGGAAAATCGAATTGGTAGGGAATCCTGTTGAAGTCCATCGTAAGGTGGAATATGTGACTAATAATTTAAGTACTAACAAAAAGGAGGTAAACATGAGCAAAGAATGCGCTCCTTGCATCAAAGCAAAAGTGGATGATCTGATTGCCAACAGTCAGGGCCGCTGGACCGAAGATGACAGGGAATTTCTTCAGACTTGCTCCGAAGCCCAGCTGGACAAAATGAAACCCACTGAGGTTGTGAAGGAAGTTGAGAAGAAAATTGAAGTGAACAAGCTTACTCCGCAGCAGGAAGCAGACCTCGCCTTTGTTGCGAATATGCGTGCGGAGAAGAAGCGGACGATGATCTCAGAGATTCAGGCCAATACCGAACAGGGTACATGGACTGATGACGTACTTGGAAAGATGGATGATGATGTCCTTTCGAGGATTCATAAATCCGTAGGTAAGAAGGAAGCCCCGGTGGATTATTCCCTCGGTGGTGCCGCTCCGGTTATTAACGCAGGTTCTCCAGATGAAATTCTGACTCCTGCTGGAATTGATATTGAATAAGGGAGGGAATGATCATGACTGCAAAGAATACAGTTATTTTGAAGAACTACTCCAATATTTTTGAGGAGTATGTTGCTGGTGCAGCGACCATTTATCCCGGTTGCCTCGTAGAACTTGGAAGTGATGGTAAGATTCTGGTTCACAACGGAGCAGGTCATCCCGCTCTTCCGATGTTCGCTATTGAAGATGCTCTTCAGGGTAAGGGCATTGATGATGCCTACGCTACCGGAGATGTGGTCCGTTGTTGGATACCAAATCGTGGGGATGTTGTTTACGGGATTCTTGCTGATGGCCAAACAATCGCCAAGGGTGATTTTGTTGAGTCCAACGGAGCAGGTTATCTCCAGAAAGTCGGACAGGCATCTGCTTCCACTGGTCCTATCGGGATTTCTCTCGATACGGAAAGTGCTGCTGCAGGATCAGAAGACAGTGATATCAACTTCCTCTCTGTTAACAGGAGGATTGCTGTACGTATACTTTAAATAATAGGAGGAAAAGACAATGAATGATATCAATGTTGATCTGATTTTCAACGGACAGGCTCAGGGAGCAGTTGCTCGCATGCTTGCAAACAACGGCAAACTGGATGTTGGCCGTATGCGTCCGTTCGTGGACCAGTATGGAAGGTCTTGCGTAACCGTGTATATGGGAGGTAATCCCAAGAAGAAAGAGAGTTGGAGAACCTTGGTTACTAACGCAGGTGCCACACTCCGCAGGGAGGAATGGAAAGCACTTGATGAAGCTATCATGGAACCGGCTCGTTCGAGACTTGGCGGGATTAATGACCTGACTTCAAAGAACCTTGTGTACAATCTCGGCAATGCTATGGGTACCACAGTACTCGAATGGCATGACGTGAATGAGGCACTTGAGGCTGAAATGACAATGGATGGTATCACGAGAGCCAAAAACGACCGTGTGACCTTCCAGCACAATTATCTGCCTCTGCCGATTATTCATGCAGATTACGAGATCAATACGAGAGAACTTGCTGCCAGCCGTAACTTGGGGAATCCCCTTGATACCACAATGGCTGAACGTGCTGCTCGTAAAGTTCTGGAAAAGCTTGAAGCTCTCCTCTTTACGGACAATACGTACTCATTCGGAGAAAAGGATTCACGCCTACGTAACTCTATTTACAGTTACGTGAATTTCCCGGACCGTGTTCCTGTCAAACTGAGTATTCCTTGGGATAACTCTGCTTGCACAGGAAAAATGATTGTTCAGGATGTTCTCGAAATGAAACAGGCCAGTATTGCTAATAAGCATTATGGCCCGTGGACACTGTATATCCCCACCACTTACGAAACCGTACTTGATGAGGATTATGTGGGTTCAAATCCTGACACTGCTCCGACCGTCACCATTCGTAAGAGGATTCTTGACATTGATGGAGTGAATGAAATCAAGGTTTCTGACACTCTTGCAGATGACAACGTCCTTATGATTCAGATGACTCGTGACGTTATACGCCTTGTGCGTGGTATGGGACTGCAGAACGTTCAGTGGAGTGAAGAAGGTGGTATGGTTACCAAGTACAAGGTAATGACCATTCAGGTTCCTCAGATTCGTTCTGATGCGTATGGTAAGACAGGTATAATCCATCTTGCATAGTTAAACAAAGACTAATCAAGTCTTTATAATTAAAAATGAAAGAAAATGGAACGTACAAAAAAGACTGGAGAAGAGATTCCAAAGAAGGATGAAAATCCTGTGGATACTCCGGCAGATGAGATTCAGCCTACTGAAGGTGAAAAAGTTCCGGAAGAGGAAAAAGTGAAGGAAGAAATTCCTGAATATGTTGACCCCGATCCAATTATTCTTTGGAAAAAACTTGGAGGGGGTTCTTTGCATCTGTCAAAGCGTTTGATTCCGCCCGGAGCTACTTTTAAAGCTCGACAGAGTGAGATACCAAAGGCTTTCAGGGATTTGGTACAGCCTTTAGAGAAACTTCCGACTGTTCCTGAAACTCCGGAAGTGAAACCTGTAAAATCAGTTTATCAGGTAGTTCCAAGAGGAAAGAGCAAGAGCCTGTTTGACGTCATCGGACCTAATGGGAAAAAGATGAATGAACAGCCTCTTTCGAAAGCCGTTGCAGAACGTCTAATCATTGATTTGGCGTGATATGATGTGGCGAGTTCCTCATATATGGGACGGTGGCGATGCATGGATTATTGGGGGAGGACCGTCTGTTCCCCGTCAGTTTGATGTTCCAGAAGAGATCATCCGTAAGGTGACTGCTGGGACTCTCCCACCATCCGCCTACTCTCCGTATATGAGACTAATCCATAATGAACATGTAATAGCCGTAAATATGGCTTATAAATTAGGGGATTGGATAGATGTAGTGATCTTTGGTGATAGTGGATTCTATGCCAAAGAACGGGCAAATTTGGCACAGTTCCCCGGTTTGAAGGTATCATGTAACCCGACAAGTAAGCAGGAACGTTGGATTAAAACATTAGGAAGGGATGGGGCAAAGGCAAAGGGAATCAGTACGAATCCAATGATGTTAAGTTGGAATGGTAATACTGGAGCTGCAGCAATAAACTTAGCTGTTCATTTTGGGGCAAAACGCATTATGTTACTTGGATTCGATATGAATATTGACGGTAATAGAATGCAACATTGGCATGACCTTTATGGTAAAGGTCCGGTATCAGATGATCGTAGGAAGCGGAAACTTCCATTTGCAAGGCATTTACAAGGATTCCCTGTTATTGCAGAGGATGCTAAAAAACTTGGAGTTCAGATAATTAATGTATCAGCAAATAGTGAAATTACTTGTTTTCCAAAAATGACTATAAAGCAGA